CTACAACACGTGTAGCAAATTTAAATGTCGATTATGCTAATGTAGCAGACAACAGTGTAGTAGGTAATCTTACTACGGGTAATTATTTCCCGGCATTAGTATCTACTTCTGCAACTGGTAATAAACCACTGAATGTAAGTGGTAGTTATACATTTGATACTGCTAACGCAAAATTCGTAGCAGGCAATGTTGAAGCAACATATGATGTTTCAGGTTCAACATTAACCGGTGCTTTAACAACAGCCACACAACCAAATGTTACTAGTTTAGGGACACTTACAAGTTTAGAAGTAGCAGGAGATATTACTCCTGATGCAAATGTAACATATGATTTAGGAAACAATACAAATAGATTTAGAGATTTATATCTATCAGGATCGTCTATCACATTAGGTTTCCAAGAAATTACATCAAATGCAACTCACACAACATTTACTAATAGAGTAACCGCAGATCAGTTCATAGGAAACGTTGTAGGTATTCTATCAGGAGATGCAGGTAACATTTCAAATGTTCAAGGCGCAAACGTTGCAGGTCAAGTTAACTTTGCCGCTACTGCTAACGCAGTTGCTGGGGCAAATGTATCAGGTGCAGTAGCACTAGCAACAAGTGCAACATCAGCAAATGCAGTAGCAGGTGCTAATGTAAGTGGAGAAGTAACATTTGCCGCAACAGCAAATGCAGTAGCAGGTGCTAATGTAAGTGGAGAAGTAACATTTGCCGCAACAGCAAATGCAATTGCTGGAGCAAATGTATCAGGTCAAGTAGCAAACGCATTAGTTGCAGGTACAGTATATACTGCGGCTCAGCCTAACATCACATCAGTTGGTACACTTTCATCATTGACTGTCTCTGCAAATGTCGGAGCAGGTAATGTTAATGCAACAGGAAAAGTATTCGCTCCAACCATAGAAGGCACGACAGTTGTTACAGGAACAGGTGGTCTTTCAATGCCATCTGGAGGTAATATCGCAGGTAATGGAAGTGTTAATCTTACTGGTATTGCAAATATTTCTGCGACAGGTGAAATCAACGCAATCAAATTGACTGGCGGTGAAGTACAGACATCCATACTTACAACTGGTGCAAACACTACAGCAGGTACAATCACAGGTAATTGGACACTAACATCAGGGTCCAGATTAGAATCAACATATGCTGACTTGGCTGAGTACTATAAAGGTGAAGAAGCCTATGAAGTAGGTACTGTAGTATGCTTTGGTGGTACTGAAGAAGTTCATGTCTCTGATGTAAAAGGTAGCAGACGAGTAGCAGGTATCGTGTCAACAAATCCAGCATATATTATGAATCAAGGATGCTCAGGCATTCCAGTCGCAGTAGCATTACAAGGTCGAGTACCATGTAAAGTAACAGATACATGTGAAAAGGGTGATGTCATGGTAAGTGATGGACAAGGTGGTGCAACTGCTTGGTATCATGTTGCTACAATTATGCATCCAGGTATGACATTAGGTAAGGCTATTGAAGACAAAACTAGCAAAGAATTGTCAATTATTGAAGTAGCAGTCGGTCGCCTCTAAACTCCCTTTTTACGTAAAAACTATAAATACATATGATTGTTCTCGTTTGTCGAGTTCGATAAACAATCTCATGCGGTGCTTATTCCCACCGAACGTGTGACCTAGAACGTCAACTATAATTATTAGGAGAAATAAAATGGCGAATAAATTAAAAATAGCAAAGGTTTCAGCCTTACCGGTATTATCCGATACGACTGCAACTACAAACGTAATCACAGTAGATTCTACTACTGGATTAACAATCGGTGACAGATTTGTCCCTGCTTCAACAGTAGGTGGATTAACTGGCGGAACAACTTACTTTGTACATGAAGTACTTTCAACAACTACTTTTACTGCATTAAATTCTGACCCTTCAGTACAACCTCAAGTCTCACCAACACTAACAACTACAACCGGCGGAAGTGTTAACTTAAGTGTTAACCAAGTTGGTGAAGGATATCCATCTGACACACCACAAGATATGGGCGTAGTCGGTGGAGACACTGCACAAACAGGTAAACAGTTGACTGCATTTGGTGCAATTGCTGTAACACAACCTGGAAAGTTTTGGTTTGACACATCAACAACTGATGTATACGGAGACAAAGATGCAGACTTTACTACTAACGTATCAGTAGGTGAGCAACTTTCATTCACAGGCGACAACAAGCCATTTACAGTAGGTGCTTTAGTTACTGGCGTTACTTATGTAATCGACAATACACTTGGTACATCTGCGGCACAATGGATCGCAATGGGTGCAACAGGTGCTAACTTAGGTGAAGTATTCGTAGCAACTGGCGCAGGCGCAGGTACTGGTACAGTATCATATGCATCAAACGGTGCTAACGTACCATTAGGCACAGTCTCTGCATTAGCAGTAGTGTCAACACCAACAGCAAGTTCAGATGCAACAACTGATTTAATCACAGTAACTTCAACAGCAGACTTTGATGTAGATGCTCCAATTTACTTTGGTGCAGACATCGGTGGATTAACTGCAGGTACTACTTACTTTGTTAAAACAATTGATAGTGGAACAACTTTCGGTGTTTCAGCAACATTAGGTGGACCAGCATTAGCATTGACAACAACAACTGTTGTATCAACTGCAAACATTGAAAAATTAGAATTAAGTGCAGTAGCAACATTTACAAAGAGTGAAATTACAGTACTTGGATCTAATGACGAAGCAGTTTATATCAAACGTCAAAAAGGTAAAAGAAAGTACTTAGTAAGCAACGCGGCAGGCACAAGATCAGGTATCTGTACAATGGTTAAAAAAGCACAAGCAGATTTACTTGCAGGTGAAATGAGCATTGAAGGTACATATGATAATGCGGCAACTACTTACATTGAGTCTATCTCTGATGTTAATGGTTTAGCATTTACTGATGATAGTGGATCAGACTATACTCAGGATGATCAGACTGGAATGCAGGCAACGTTTGAATCAATCGCAGGTACTCCATTAGCCGGTTCTTCAAAACCAGTTATTCAACTTCCATCAGCATAAGGAAAAGGAGTACTTTTAAATGGCACAGAGTAACGCACAAAAGCAATTACAACAGTACGATACTGATATTGCAGTTCTCAAAGTGGAATTTAAAAACTTGGACGAGAAATTCGATACTGCATTAAATGATGTTAAACATGATATTAAAGAATGTGAAACATTAATTAAAGAAGGCAATGCATCAACTCACAAACTCTTAAATGACTTCCAAAAGTCAAACCAAGAGTCACACGACAATATGGCGCAAAAAATTACCGCGTTAGAACGTTGGAGATGGATGCTTATCGGAGCAGGTATGGTGGCAGGAACTCTAGGCTATTCAGTCGTTGAGTTTTGGATGTCACGCTAAGTCTTAGTTCTTTAGGCAAGAAAGGGTGCCAGTCGCCCTTTCTTTTTGGGTTAAATAAATGATATGGAAGATACTGAATGGAAATTAAGATGCGATCTCGCCGCTTGCCATCACCTCTTTCATCATTTCGGTTGGACAGATGTAATCTTTACTCATTTAAGTGTTCGGCTACCTCAAAATAAAAATCATTACTTGACTACCCCTTATGGCTTAATGTTTGATGAGGTAACTGCATCTAATCTTGTTAAGGTTGATTTCGATGGAAAAATCTTAGCAGGAGAATCTTATATGAATGCAGGACATGCAATTCATACAGCAATAATGAAAACTAGACAAGATGTAAACTGTATTTTGCATTCACATACCCGTGCGGGAATCGCAGTTTCATGTATGAAAAAAGGACTGATGAACTTGTCACAACAATCAGGTGAAGTACAAAACAAAATAAACTATTACGATTACCATTGTATCGAATTTCCTAATACTAGATCATGTGCCCAATTAGGAAAAGATATTGGCGATAAATCTTTGCTGATTATGCGAAATCATGGCTTACTATCTGTAGCCAAAAATATTCCAGAGGCTCTTTATAATCTCTATATGCTTGAAAACGCCTGTAAAATTCAAGTTGATGTCCTGCGTACTGGTGCAGAACTATCAGTTCCTTCTGAAGCAGAATGGGATAAAATAGGACGAATTAATGACTCACCGGACGAGCATGTAAACTTATTTTGGACTGCATTACTGAGAATGCTGGATCGAAATGGTGCTGATTACTGCTCCTAAGACCGTGTAAATCGTCCTCTGAGCAACGTTGATCAACGACATCTATCTATGCACAAAAGTAAACTATGCGTCTTAGAACGTCTCTGAGGGCTTTCTATTAGAGATTCTTTAGACTAGATAACTTTTCTACTACATTATCTATATTAATTGTAGAAAATAGTCCAGGGTGTAGAGGTTTTGGGTATTTGTCATCGCCTACCCAAGCATACCCACAATGTTCATCATTTAGAATAGGGGAAAATTCTTCTTCTATTTCACAAAAGAATGTATGATATGCAAATGTATTATTGACAAATTTTTGTATGGGCACTAATTTTAAATCATCTTCCCAGTATGCAATTTCTTCTAAGCATTCTCGTTTTAATCCTGCTAATAAAGTTTCATTCTTTTCTATTTTGCCACCTGGTATAGACCACGTAGGGTTTTTAGATTCGTTTCTTAAAAGATATAGAGATCGTTTGGTAGACTTACAATAAAAGAAAATACCAGCAGATTGATTTATAATAATCGCCATACAATTATTTAGTAGGTGACAGGGTACTTCTTAAATAACTATACTGTAATCGCCTTCGTTATAATAGCCTTCGTAAGACTTCATCCATTGTGCAGGTAAACCGGGCTGAACTGAATCAGGCGGAGTAGATGCCCAACGATATTGAATCTCTGTAGTTAAGTTAGTTACATACTCAAGTTCATCTTTGTTGATGACAGAATCAAATGCAACAAACCAAGTCATAATGTCTGCATTAAATTGTATGATATCATTTGCTTTTGCTTCTACGACAGTATATACTGTTCCTGTGCCTTCTGGTTGCACATTGTTCATTGTAAACTGAGTGCCTATATTATTATTTGGAGCACCATAGTATCTGAAATCAGTTGTACCTATAGTAGCAATTTGATACAGTGTACCAGGAGTCATTGTTGTTGCAACTTGTGATTCAGGCAACGTTGATGTACCTGTCTGACTACCTATAATTGTTCCCCATGATGAAGTTTGATAACCGATGTCTTGTGTTAACAAATATCTAACATTAGGAATAGGTCCAGGGAGTCCGTTGTTTGGTCCTGATACTTGAGGATTAATAACTGATTGTACAGGGTCTAATGTATTTTGTGGTAATGTATCTTCATCAACATTATAAATTAAATAACGATCATCAAGAGGGTCGATAACAATCGTTCCCATAATTTCTGTATCCATATATGGATTTTGTAATGCAACTTGTGAAATGCCTCCACGGTAGGCACCATACATGTTTAAGATAGACGACCAATATAAGTCAGTGTCTGGATTAACTGGCTTGTCTAATGAGAAGTTAGAAGGTTGATCTGGTTGATCTTGTGGTAATAACTGTAATGAATTACCTATAAACAACACTTGATATCCATATGGAGATATCTTTTGTCTCGTGCCTAATAACAAGTCATCATCTTGCATATCTTGTTGAGTTTTTCCTTCAAAAATAGAAGTAATAATCTTGTTAATAACACCATACTTTTTAAGTTTAGCAGATGTTGTTAACCACATGGGTAAGTAGAATTTCCATGACATAACATCAATAGGATTACCTGTTCCCTGTGGTATAGTACGAGATGAAAATGTAAGACCATCCTGATAGACAACTGTTAACGATGTCCAGTCTATAAAGTTATCAGTGTTCTGAATTTCTAATGATGGATTGAATAGTGTTCCTAATTGTTCAATCAATTCTAATTTTTGTTGATAGTTAGTTGTCCAAAAGTCTACTTGTAGTCTAAGTGTATACGGTACTGGCATTAACTTTTCAACAGTAAATGCTTGACCCTGTGTCTCGCCGTAAGAGGCTGTAGTTGGATCGTAGTCTCTTTGACGTACATTTTGTTTCTCTACAAAGTAAGGCTCTTGTGTACGTCTTTGGTCGTATTCTAATCCGTTAATAAAATAAGTTATTAAAGGTGCCGATGGTAAATTACTCGCAGAGTTGTTTGCTATAATCGTTGATGCTTGTCTACTTGCATCGCCATATTGGATAGGTACTCTAACGAGTATAGGATTGCCGTTAGGATCAGTACCTGAAGTCACATACCAGTTGCTAAAAATTTTAGCAAACTGTAGTAAAAATCTTCTTATTTGATTGTCGTAAAAATATTGTGCCATTATGTTCCGTCACTTGGTGGATTGTCATCTGGTTCTAAATCTAAGATACCACTTAGTCCTTGAGCAGATGGTACGTTTGCTTCATCGTTGTTACTATATATCGTATCATCATTATTAATGAATCCAGATAATTGTGATGTGTCATCACTAGTAAAGCCTGTAGACGTTCTTACATCTTCACTGACTCTTAACCATAAAGTACCGTTCCAACGATATAACACATTAGGTGTATAATCTATACGTAAGAAATAATCTCCAACTTGCGGACTCTGCGGGAACGAGATACCTGCACCTGCGGGTAGTCCATTAGGGGGAGCACCTTCTCCTGTTAAGTAACCTGATGTATAACCAAAATCACGAGGAGTATATCTTGCTATATACTGAAAACGAGGATCGCAATCAGCACGATAGTCCATTGTATTTGGACCATAAGGTTCTGTACCTGTGAACCCTGCCGCTGTAGGATCTTGGTCTGCTGTTGCATAAGTGTTATCAGCAGTACCATATGGACCTGTTACAGGTCCACTTATATTAACTGTTAATAATTTTGTGCCTTCCATCTGACCTGAGCCAGTTGATGACATTTCTGGTGCTTCAACTGCAATTGATAAGTTTGCTTGTACAAACTTTGCGATCATTGCTTCTAAGTCTATATCTTGCTCACCGTATTTGGCTTGCATTACATCAATGACTTCTTTTGGTATTCTTATACCAGTAGATTCATATTTGTATTTGTCACTTTTCATAGTAATGACTTCACCAGTAGCAGTTAATGGACTATTACCGGGCATCCATGAACGTACATCGACAGGAGGTGCGGGTTGATTTTCTTTGTCAGATGGTACACCGTTTGCTTCAAAGATACCATAGCCAGGTACGACATATAAATTAGATGTATCATACCCGGCCTTCGGTACAATACGTTTTGCTTCTTTTAGATTAGCATCATTGATTCTAATATTTTCATTATATCGACCTAGAACATCTTTAAGTGTTTTACCTGTATCCAGTTCCCAATAAGGATCTGGATCCGTGTCACCGGGTTTTGTTCCTGCAGGTACTTCTTGTAATGCAATATAATTTTTGTCACCAAATGTCATTGTATACCCTGCAGGGTATGTTTTATTTTTATCCCAATCACCTAAGTAATTGTCTTTGTCAGTTGGTTGACGCAAGATATCCTGAAACTCTTGGCTATCTACTAATTTCTCACATTTGATACGCCATAGATGAGGATACCATGTTTGTGAAAAACCTTCACTACCATAGTTAGCATCTGTAACTTGATAAAA